TTCCCACCAAGCGAAGAAGAAAGATGGATCATCGATTTCACCAGAGGTAATCCTTTTTCCATACTCGTATAATGAATAACAAATTGAATCTTTTCCAGATGTATCTGTTTTGACTCCGGCAGTTGTTATTGCAATCATCAAGGGTTCATTTCTAGCACCCATCGCAAGTGACATTACATCAAAGAGTTCTCTATTCGGCTGAGCGTGTAACTCATCGAATGCCACTAGCGTTGGTGATAAACCTTCCTTGGAAAAAGCCTCGGAAGATAATGCTCGATAAACAGAACCAGTTTTCGGATTGTAAATCGAATCTTTGTAAACTTCTAAAAACTCTGAAAGTTCCGGATGCATTTCAACCATCCGCTTTGCAGTACCAAAAACAATTTTGGCTTGTTCCTTTTCAGCAGCGCAAGAATATATTTATCCGCCTACTGCTCCAAACACTAAAGATTCAAGTGCCACCGCAGATAGCCAAGCAGATTTTCCATTTTTTCTTGGAAGACCAATCAAGCCAACTTTATGTTTGAGCTTGCCATCTGCTTTGCGAGCAAAGAGATGTTTTGTCAGTTGGCGTTGCCATGGGCGAAAAACCAAAGGTTCGCCGGCGGCACCTGCCACAGAGTCTTTTGTGATTTTGCAAAGTGATTCTGCAAAGTCAGCGATCTCATCTCCTCGACTTCTTTTCAAGTCAGGAAGTGGGGTTGAGGTTAGATACTTTGGAGGAAATCCTTCAATTCTTTTTTTGTCTTTTTGCGATGAGCTCATCTAACGCCGAAACCCTCTTTACTTCTGCCACCCCTAGGCGAGAGCGAGAAGTCGGATCGAAACCAAGTGCGGATAAAGCATCCACAAATGATTTGTTTATATGAACCAGCAATCGCCCATCTGCTGCATCCAATGTTGCCCTGTATTTATTTCTTGCCATTTGTAAATCATCAGCAAGTTTTGCAGCGTTCTCAATCGCTTGCATATCTGAAGCTGTTGAAAGCCAAGTGATTGCATTCGCCCAAGCACTTTCCCACAGCTGCAATCCTGCCTCTTGCAAACCCTCGGGTGCCTTTGGCGTTTGATCTGCCATCGGTAACAAAGTTACAACTGCAAGTTCTGGCAAAGCTCTTCTGCCGGGATTACCAGTTGCTCTTTTGAGTTCATTTGGCTTAGGAGGTCTTCCGGCTGGCATCACATCAACTTTCTAAATTCAAAAGCAATCGGGAAATTATTGCTTGGAGGTCGAACCTGTAATTTCGCGCATATATGAAAAAGGTTGGGGCGGTGGGTGATAGCGTGTATTACAGAAAAAATAGAAATTGGTAACAAGTTATTTATTTTTCTTAGAAGAGTTACAAGAACGGCAAGCAGCGATTAGGTTACTAGGATCAAGCCTCTGCCCACCCTTGGACAATGCAATGATGTGATCTACTGTCGCATCAGCCCCATCAATATCTACTCCGCAATAACCACAACGATACTTATCTCGATGCAAGATTTGTTTGCGAACTTTTATCCAAGCCCAGTCATAGCCACGCACATCACGCCCAAGTCTAATTCGCTTAGGCTTATTTTCTACAAAGATATTTTCACAGCTTACACATCTGCTTCTCTGTGTTGGGATACCACAATCTAAGCAAGGCATCTTTGGCATTTGATTACTCTGTAATGTGAGTGATCATTGATTCGCCTTTGTGATTCTGTACTGCTATCTGAATCAATCCACCTGAGAATGCATCCCAGTTAGTGGCGATTTTTACTGCCTTCTCAACAATAGTAATTGCTTCTTCATAATCATCGCACTCTCTTGCACCTAATGCATCTGCTGCACCTAATGCAAAGTCACCGCCGGAACCTGATGTGTAAACCTTTGTGCCACATCTTTCCCAACCATATATCTCATCAATGAAATATATCTGACCACGAACTGCAACAAGTAATTCATTTGAGAATGATGCTTCTTGTCCATCTGCTTTTATATCGTAACCATTATCAACAAAAGTTTTACGCATTGCAGGAATAAATTTTTTAGTCATAAATGTATCAAGATTTTTTAGTGGCGCTCGTGGTGGAGTAAATCCAAATGCTAATAAGTTTGCACCTCTTACAGCTCCTGCTGCTGCAATAAGATAATTGCCATTGCGATTTATCTTTCCAACTGGAGAACAATCTGCAATCTTGTTGTATGCAGTTGATTGTGAATCTGCTGCGATAACGCACCAGTTCTCATTTTGAATTGCAATCAATGTTGTCATTGTGATGCCTTCTCAATTTTTGCATCTAGTAAAGCATCAACCAATTCTAATAACGCTTTTTTTCTTTTATCATCTCGCGCACCATGCAAGAATTCGCTGAGGTGTTTTAGTGCCTCATCGATTTCTGCAACTGTCATATTTGCCTCGAGTATCATTTGTATAGGATACTCAAAAGAAATTCTTTTATTTGTCGCTTCCTTTTGGGAACACGCCACACCGACAATGTCTATTGTAGCATCTGGATTGGACATTTTTGTCAAATTATGCTCCTTGTGCATAAACCATCCTGACTCCATTGACATCATACAAATTCCCTTTCTTGGAGATATTGTTTCTTTGAGCAATTCTCCTGACATGCCTTTCTGAAACTCCGATCCATTTGGCGATTGCTTCAGCATCTAGCCAAACCTTTCGATTTGGATCAGATAGTGCAACTGCCACCAATCGCAAGGTTGTCCATTGGGATTGGCATTTTCTACATTCAAAGATTTCCATTGGGTCTTGCTCATTGATCTTCAGTAAGTTGTTGCAAATGCCTTCGCTAGTCTCAGCCGGACATTCAATCTTTCGAGTCTTCTCCAAGAAACATTTTGCAGCGCTCATTCCAAGTGAATGCAGGTTTTTTAGCTCTTTGGCAAAATCGCCAATCCAAGGTTGAGTTGCTGACCATTGCAAATGAGTCTGAGCAAATTTGATGGCATTTGAAATTTCAATCGCCAAGGATTCCTTTTTCAGAAATGCCGGTCTTGTCAGATTCCTATCCTGCCTGATCAATTTTTCCCACTCGTGAAGCAATCCCAAAATGTCACTTCCAGTTATGAATGAAAGAGCTGCGACATTGAGTCCGATGGTTCTCTCTGATGATCTGCCACCTGAACCACTTCGACCGGGAAGAAGCTCATCGTGAGCAGTAAGCCAGAATTCATAGATGTCATCTAACTGGCGATGAATCTTTGAATGGCACCTATGGCAGATGCCATTTTCGGCGATCTGCTTATCACAAAGATTACAGCTTAGGCTTTCATTCAAAATGATGGCTCCTCTGAATTGTCAATTTTTTTGACTGCGTAGAAATCTTTCAAAATCCCAGCATCGATATTTTCACAATCGTGTTCTGCAAGTGCTATCGCATTTGGATCACCCTTGGTAATGTGCCAAGCGGTTCTCAGCTGTAATTCAAATTGGGTGCCAATTCTAAGGGTTTGAAAGATTCGATTTCCTGCCATCCTCAAAACAACCTCTTCACTAGAGTTGAGCCTTGTCGGCTCAACTTTGACCCTGAAGCCATTTACAGTTGCTACCCAAATATCTCGATTGCATCGAAGGCAGACTTCCGACTTTGCCTTGGAATTTATCAAATGTTGGGAAGTCAAAGCATCTATCATCTTTTCTCCTTGTGGCTTAGGGCATCCGTTGCGTTGTGCGTTGTGTGCCTAAAGGCACCCACAACGCCACAACGCCAAACTGAGCGTGATGGGGGTTGCGTTGTGGAGTGCTTCCACAACGCTCCACAACGCACAACGCCAATCATTTACTACTCGGTAACTGGAAGATGACAGCATTTGGTCTGCCAAATTTGGCTCTTCCTTCATCGGTTAGATACAAAATATATGACCTGTTATTGCCCTGATTCTCCAAAATGCCATCCTCAATTAGATCATCGATTCTCGCCAATAAGGTCTTGTCATCGTGACCCTTGATGCCATGGACAGCCTTTGATTTAGTCGATGCCGGGTTGCTGTCGATGAAGTTGATGATGTCTGAGTCCAATTGCAACATCTTCATTGCCAGCGCCTCATCCTCAAGCAATGGAGGAGCTATAACCACCTTCATTGGTGAGGATACTGAGTCGATGGTAATTACAGCTGCCTCTTGGGTTCGATCACTTTTTCGATACATTCCAGCAATCTTGCGAACAAAGCCCGGTCTGTCTTTAGTTACCCGAACAGTCAGAGTTCCAGTTCGACCCGGTGCTAGAACCTCAATTGGCTCGATTAGATAGGCAGCGCCATCGATGGTGGCAAGTTTTGCCTGACCGCCGATTGCAAATCTGCCTCTGGTCTCTTTGTCTTTGGTGACATGGTCAATTGAAATTACAGCTGCACCTGATTGCTGAGCGATTGCTCTTGGAAATAATCTCATCCATCTAGTGATGGCATCATTGTCTTTGGTCTCCCCACCCCACATAGTCAAAGCCTCAGTTACACCATCGATAATTACAAGTGAGGATGAATTAGGTTTTAGTAGATTTTGCCAATATGGATCATCGTGATCTCTAGCAGTATCTGGTCTGATGTAGGTGAAGTTTTGTAGGATTTCAGCTTGAGAGACACCGAGTGAGCCAAGTCTGAAAACAAGGTCGGCGGCATCTGATTCAAAGTCGATGTAAACAACTTTCTTGAATTGCTTTAGTTGTTCTGCAACTGCAATTTGTGCCAGCCAAGATTTTCCAGATTCGCTCTCGCCATAGAATGAATGAACTCTGCCGGCATAGATTAGAGACTTATCATCTGTCCTAGTCAAAATTGATGTGACTGGAGTTTCATAACTTCCATCGAAGAATTGAATTAGATCAACTGGTTTCCAAGATGATTCAATCTCAGCAGTATCATCTACCTTTGGCACAAGTTGTAGTAATGGCGCTGATGTTTGTTGTAATGGGTTACTTGGTAAGGAAGAGAGAGAAGAACCAAAACCCTGCGAGCGCAAGGCTGATGCAGCTCTTGAGTAATCCCCATCAAATTCAAGATGTGTATATGCTGCAAATTTTGAGTAAGGCTTTTCAGCTTCAAATGTTGATGATGTTGTAAATACATATAAGTTATCGCCATCATTTCGACCAGTAGTTGCGCTAATGCCAATATCTTTGCCCGGTCTGCGCCAGTAGGTAACTCCACCTGATGTAAATACAATCTTCCAGCCTTTCGGCTCCAAGATTTCTTTCCAGTTGGCTTTGTTGTTGTAATCATCGCCCGGCTTTAGTTGATCAGAATTTTTAGGTGTCTTCAGCGCCAGTTCAATTGACTCCTTCACCGGCATTGAATCAAGTGATCTAAATACTGCGTGAATGGCATTGCGCTCCTCCATTGAAAGAGCTGCAATTGTCGCTGGTGAGCCTTTCAGTAATATCCAAGGATTTCCTGATGGGTGTGTAGAGCCTGACGATGGCGCTGTGACCACGAATCCGCCTTCACCCCGAGTCTCAGCCAATACCTCAACGCTATCGCCCTCACCCGGTCTTCTAGCCAGTTTTAGGTTGCCTGAGATTGGCTCATCAATTACTTGGTAAAGGAAATGAACCCCACCTGATGGAGTTGCCTCGACATAGCCAGTTGAAATTGACTCCCAAATGTGGTTTAGTCCAGAGTTGAATGCGATCTCTTTTGCCTCTTCCAATAATCCAGAAGATACAGCTCTACCTTCAAGCTCTAGCATTTCAAGATTGCCAGAGATTGCACCTGTCACAATTCCAATTCCAAGATGACCTTCGCCAAACCATTGAATCAATTGTTCTCGACTTGCTCGCTCACTTTGATATTTCTTCCAAGAACCAATCGGTGCCTTTGATCCATCAACAGCTGCTGGCACAACTGAAACTCCAGCATCATAGAAATTTAGTGCTGCTTGTAATACTGGATTCATTCTTTGCCCCCTATTAGAAATGATTCTTGATAAACTGTGTGATAATGACAAAGTGAAATTACTTTGATCAACCGAGTTCCGACATAAAGTCCAAAATCGGCATCCTCTTCACATCTTTCAATTTCTCCCCATTCGTGGGAGATAATAAAACAACATTGCTTTTCAAATGGCGTAGTTCGCTTGAACCGAACTTGATTTGCCATTTTTATCCAATCATTTTTCATCTTGTCCATTGCTAGGAGTTGAACCTAGATTGAATCCCATACCTCATTCAATGTAAACCTACCAATGGTTTCCATTAGTTATCCCGAGTAACTAATGAAATTTATACAGGTTTTGCTGTCAGTTGAGCCAATAAAGCTGCAACCTCTGGAGTTACAGTTGGCGTTGCAACTGGTGATACTGTATAAGAAGCAGGTGAAGTAATAGCAGCTTTGACTGCATTGGTTAGATAATCCGTTGCTTTCTTTACATCAGCTTCATTTTGAGTTGCATCAAGTAAAATCCAAGGAGCAGATTTACCCGGCTTTGCAACACCTTGCCCTAATCGGGCAAGTACAGTCTTTCCAATATTTGGCTTCAATGCATTTTTTAGAGCTACATTGAAGAAAAGAACAGATGAGTGTTCTTTGTTTGTTTCCAAGTCAATGATTTCACATTGAATTGCATCGGCTTCGCCAAGTGATGTTTGAATTCCAACTTTGAACTCAGTTGGCTTGATGATTAGTAAATGACCATTTAGGTCAGCAGGTTTTGGAGAGTCCCCCGAAACTGATGGCTTGGAAAATGCTTCCGCAGCAATCATTATTCCTCTTTTCTTTTTGTGTTTGAGTTTTTGCATTGGCACCTAGGAGATGTCAATTCTG